AGCGGGTTGTAGTCCTTCTTCTTCACCGTTTCCCAAAAGCACTGGTCGGTGACCAGGTAGCGCTTCTTGGGAAGCGGCGTGAATTTGTCGGGTGTCTTTTTGGGCTTGGACATGACGATGAAGTGATACGATGGGCAATCTGCAAACATGAGCACTCGTATCAACGGCACCAACCCATCTAAAAAGCGCGAGGTTACGAGTTTCCTGAAGCGCTGTGCAGATGTTCCGCATTGCGATGATTGCCTCCGGCTGCTTCTACGGATCGAGCGTTACCAGCTCAACGAGAGGGGCATGACCGAGAATGCAAGGGATGAAGGCCTGCCTAGAGAGTGGGGAACGTGCGCGGCGTGCAACGAGCATCGGGTAACAACGAAAGCACTGAAAGTTGAACCCGGCCGGGAAGCCCCTTTGCCCGACGGATAGGGCGGTCGCGGATGAATCGTTGATATATGGGGAAAATGAGAAAACCCCGATGCCGTCTATTCCTCCCGCGCGGTTGCCCTAACGCGTTCCCGGACTTGCTACTACCTGCGATGGTATTCGATACTCTTTGACATTGGAAACCGGCAAGGGCACCATTTTTTCCGACACTTAACTCCTGTCGGCTTTTTGAGGTAGCCCTTCCCGGACCCAAATCTTCGAGCTGTCGAAGCCTATGCCTGCGGCTGTGGCACGAATGCTGCCGTTGCGCCGGACTGCATCGTTACCGTGACGGAAACGACGGGGTCGGGCGCGGGGGCAGTCTTCTCTGACGACGTATCCTCCGACTGGTTGGCCTGGGCGTCGATGATCGCTTGAATGTCGGCGGCGATCTGCGTCACCTGAACCGGCACTGCTTCAACGTTCGTCGTATCAATGGCCTGAACTTCCGAGAGGATATCTTGGAGTGTTTTTGGTTGCATGGATTTACTGGGTTAAGTTTCTTCCGGCGCCGCTCGACCAGGCTCGCCGCTTCGGGATTACAAATTGCGTAGGCTGTCTGCCAGATTCCTGCTCGAAGCCGCTTGGCCTCGGAAATACTTTCCGGTCGCCACCTGCTCTTCCAGCTTCTTCTCCGTTTCGGCGATCTGTTGACGCTTGGCGGCAACGAGTTTTTCAGCGTCGCCGCGGTCTTTGTCGGACTCGTACTTATCCTGGCCGGTCATCGTGGCGCGGCTGACAAATTTCGCTGGTTTGGCACACACGGGGCATATCGATTCCTCAGTACCTTCCGATTTGCCAGGATCGGCACACTCATGCCCGTCCTCGCACAGCCAAAATCCCTTCTCCTCCATCGCCTGCACTTCCTTGATGCGCGCCTCGGATACGTCGGCGTCGCGCACCATCTGAGCAATCAGGTCGCGGGTCATCGTGGCGTTCTTGTCTGATACCCGCGCCGACCATTCACTCATTGACGCCTCGTTCTCCTTGGCCCAGATGTAAGACCATCGGGACCACCATCTCGAAATAACTCGAATCATGCTGCTGTTGTATTTTGATTTTTGTTTTGACCTTTATGTTCTTGTAGCTCTGCTATCGCGGCGCGGAACTCGTTGGCCAGCTTCTTGTGCGCTTTTTCCGGCGTCTCGGCGATCACCTTGAAGGTCACGCCGGGGAATGCCTCGAACTTGATGTGGCGCAGCAATGAAAGA